TAGATGTTAGAAAATCAATGTTACTTGCGGGGTCATCTATCTTGCCGATAACGGATGATAATTGGAAATGGCTTCTGACGGTGAAGCAAATAGAACAGCGGACAAATGAATGGTATAGTGAAACAAAGAATCTGATTACTGCCCGTGAAATTTCTGCTATTTGGAAGGGACCTAGAACAAGGGCGGCATTGGTCATGTCAAAGGTTCCTAGGCAAGATGAATCGCCTATTATACAGAAACAAGGGGCGCTCAGGAGAGAACATACTGGGCCGATGGATTGGGGAGTTCGTTACGAACCTGTTGTAAAACAGATTCTTGAGGAAACGCTGGGTGCTAAAATTCAAGAGCTTGGTCGTATTCGACATCGTTCTGTCCCAAGAATTGCCGCAAGTCCAGACGGATTATTTATTGAATGTTTAAAAAATCCAGACCTTGTTGGCTCATTGGTAGAAATAAAGTGTCCTCCAACGAGAGTAATTAATGATAATATTCCATTTGATTATTGGTGCCAGATGCAACTTCAAATGGAAGTATGTGAGAGGCCTTCCTGCGAATTTGTAGAAGTCAAATTTAGAGAGTTAAATGAGACTGAGAGACCTAGCGCAGACTGTCCAAATGGCTGGATTACTCTAGAAGGAAATACTGAGACAATGGACTTGCGATATTTGTATTCTGGATTATCTGCCAAGTCTCCTGTCAGTGTGTCAGAGGGTGATTGGGTTCTTGTAGAAGCATATCAATGGGAAGCCACTAAGGTGAGACGGGTTACTGTAAAGAAGGACCCGAAGTGGTTTGAGGATTCACAAAATGATTTGGAGGCATTCTGGAAGGATGTAGAGGCTGCTCGGATAGGAGAATGGGTTCCACCAGAGGCAAAGAAGAAGAAAAACGTCGCTCAAGTCTCCTCAGGTTGCGCCATTGTGGATAGTGGCTCGGATAAGGAAGCTTTCCCGTTAGTTCCCTTGCGAGTAATGCTCTTGGCCGACGAGCCCAGCGACGTGCTTTCATCCATACACGACACCTCTTTAGAAAACGAAGGAGGATTGGCATAAGTGATGTTATCATATACGGATTTAATTCAATACGTAAAATATCCCATTTAACACAATCATTGTAAAATGGGATATGAATTGCTGAAATGCCCTTGCTATAAAAGCATTGTGCTTCTGTCGAACTTTTTGATTGAATCATGTATAAAACCATCTGATTAGGCATAGATAGAATTGACAAATTCCGTCAAAGGGGCAGAACAATTATCAGGATTTCCGTGTTTGAAATTATTCGTGCGTTGTGTATAATCACCACTCAATTGGGTATGACTCATAAAATCAACATCGTAACAGCTTTTTGCTGTTAAAGAATTGCTAAGAACATTCTTTCTCTTTTCCTGTAACACATCCGCAAGAAGTGTGTTATTGACCGGGTCTTGGCCCTGGCCCTGGCCCTGGCTCTGGCCCTTGTTAGAGAAATTCTCTAGGAGACTTGGATGATAAACAATGACCTGTTCTGATAATTGTCTGGCTATAGCAAGAGCAAGAGTTGCCATTACAATCCAGCTGAGTATAACAAAAATATTACTCATCTCCTTCTATGATTATACTAATATTTATTGTTTTCAGACAACTGTCTTGCGATGGCTAAGGCCAATGTTGCAATGGCAATCGTAGATAATATGCCAATTATCTTGTTCATTCTTATTCTATTTTTGGAGAACATATTATTGTCCCTGAGCATAGTTTGCCGTCCATTCACGAGCAGTCTCATCAAACTTGCTTCTATCGGTTGTATATATATGCGCAATTTCTGGAACAAGAGGATCAGCTGGATTCGGGTCAGTCAAGAGTGAACAAATACTTAGAAGGACCTTGCTAATTGTCAGCGCAGGCGACCATTGAGTTTTCAGAATATCAAGACAAATGGCACCAGAAGATGAAATGTTTGGGTGATAAATCTTTGTGAGAAATGTAATATTTGGAGGTTTGAACGGATAATCAGCAGCGAAATTAATCTTTAATTTGAACATTCCCCCGGCATATGGACAATCAGAAGGACCAATGATAACACCCTCCCATCGAAATATGTCATCACCTTCTGGTCCAGCAGAGCAATTTGCTGGCGGGTCCTTGCGTAAATCCTTTAGTTCATTCTGAATTCTCTTATGACTCATTTGTGCTGTGTGAATTCCACACCCGGAAGTGTCCCTCGTCAACTTTTAAACCGATACTCTGGTTAGAAGATATGAAATTCCTTCCATTAGTCGCTGAAGCGGTAGGTGCCTTTGCTTTGTTAACGGCAATTCTTTTCACAGGAAACTGGTTGGCGATTGGTCTAACTCTCTCTTTAGTGATTCTTATCGTTGGAGAGACAAGTGGAGGCCACATTAATCCTGCGGTGAGTTTTGCCATGTATTTGAAGGGAGCCATTGGACTCACTGAGCTATTAACATACTCTTTAGCACAGTGTGCTGGAGCGGCGAGCGCCTTATATGTATATAAGGCTATTGTCTAATAGGTTTAATTCTTGTGATGAGAACAAGAGAACCAAGAATAATTGCTGTGAGAAGGCCAACATTTACCCACGAGCGATTTACTTCAAATCCTTCCTTGCGACTTAGAAGAGATTTACTACAATCTCCATTCAAGTGATTTTCTTTACGATATCCATTGGGACAATGCGTCTTTTTAGCTTTGTCCCATTGTTTCTGTGTCAAATCTTTTTCATATACCCATCTTTTTTGATATGAACGTCCGTCTCTCTTAACAACACTATCTTTATCATGAACATAATAGGCCTTTGTCGCCACGTTTTGTATTTCTCCATCCTGGTCACCAACTTCCTTCTCTACAAGCCTACAGCTAGGGAGACCGCTTCCAAATATACTCTTCAACACAGGCATCGGGTTTAGGGCAGATTGGGCATCTTCCAACATTCCAGGTGCCAATCCACGCATCCCTGGAAGACCAGCCGACTTGAGTCCATCTTTTACACGTTTTCCCAGAGCTTCTCCAGTAGGAATTCCTTCCATATATATCCACATATTCGCCCCATTGCTACAGACTTGCGAAGTTTCTAACCAGCTATTCACACCCAATGGCTTAGGACCACCTCCTGGGCCTACTCCACGAGAAAGACCTGAACTCGCCTCTCCAAACCCAATCATATCAACATAGTATGCCACTCCCTTTACAGAATCAACAACATCGGTTAATGTATCACCATCTCTTACACCAACCTGCCCAGGAAGTGGGAGATTATCTGCGAAACTGTAATTTGGACCAAACATTCCTGGACCCACCTCCTTTGCCTGGGTCACAGGGATAGTTTCATCGTCTTCCTCTGTTAAACCTACTTTGGCTCTAGGCATCTAAAGTTAGAGGATATTCTAATATTAAATGCCTGCGCCTCCTCTAACAATCGCCATACCTACAATGCGAAGATGGTCTTTTTTAAAGGATTCTATACCGTTCTTTCTTTCTCGTCCTGAAGTGAACGAGGTTGTTGTCTGTGATGAAACAGGTGAAGATTATACTTCTATAAAGGAATCGTCCTTCGGGAATCATCCCAAACTTCGTATATATAAGAATGAAAAACGCCTAGGAATTTATGAGAATAAGACAAAGGTTCTCGAATTAACAAAGGGTGATTGGGTGGCCTTGTTAGATAGTGACAATATCTTTGATGAAGAGTGGTTTGAGATGTTACATGAACTTGATTTCTCTGACACAAAACGCATCTTTGCTTCAGCAGATTTTAAATCAGTAAATATAAAGACTGGTGTTGTTACACGTGAATGTCAGAACTTTAGTGGGCTTATGTTAAATAGCAATAACTGGAATGACATTCTTTCTAAGAAGAAATGGAATTTCTTACTCAATGATGGCAACTGGATAGTTCATCGGTCTGTTCTTAATACTCTTCCAACAAATATTAAAAGCGAGAAACTTTTAGCGGCAGATGCCATATTTATGGCTCGGTGTTTTGTAAAAGAGGGATATTCTATTTATTATGTGCCTGACTTTGAATATACTCATATTGTTCATCCTGGGTCTTCTTGGTTACAGACAGACGTTGAATCAAGTCAGATTCTATTATCGACAGATTGGCGTATGTAGGCCCTCCTTTAAAAATTGATGATTACAAATTCCTCTAAGCCGAGTCACAAATGACAACTCTGTTTCCAGCAATAGGAAAAGAAAAACAAGAAGATTTCAATTGGACCGCCTTTGAAAAGGAGGTTGGTGATTCAGCAAAGGACTGTGAGAAGTGTAAAGATATTGATTGGAGAGATGATGATGACATTGTTGTATGTAGGGGATGTGGTGTTGTCTTAGAGAGACCATTAGACATGGGAGCTGAATATCGTTTCTTCAGCTCCGATGACCGTGGTGGTGGTGACCCTTGTCGTGTTGGTGCGCCAACTGATCCGAGATTTGCCGATTCTTCTCTTGGGACTATTATTCTTGGAATAGGAAGCGGTGGTCATAGCACGGCTCGTTCTGCCATGATGCGTATTCGCCGCTTTCATACATGGTCAATGTTTCCATATAAGAAACGGAGCTTGCTTCAGGTCTTCGAACAAATGACTCTCGCCGCCACAAATCACGGGATTGAGTCTAAGGTAATTGAACGAGCTAAGGATTTATATATGCAGTTAGTTGAACATTGTGATAAACGTGGCTTATCACGAGCTTCTGTAGTGGCATCCTGTATCTACAGTGCTTTAAAAATGGCAGGAGCTCCCCGAAAGCCAAAGGATGTTGCTGACATGTTTCATCTTCAGAATGCGCAATTTACAAAGGCGTTCAAGGATTTCCAATGTGTTTTGGCTATGGCGAAGCAGAAGGGAATGATTTCTCAATCTTGTATT